TAACTTCTTGTACCCCCTATTGACTAATCTTACACATTTACATACCTACATACTTACACACGTATTCCTCTCCCATATGGTGACAATTCAGGACTCACAGCTCCCATTGTTTCCCTGGCGAGCCTAATCATGGTAGTAATTAGTGGACTGGTGAGTATTTGCAGTCGAGCTACGCTACTTTCTGGTGTACTCATGTCCTGCTAACCCAGCAGAATTACACCCAGCTCGACGTTGGTCTCATGTGTAACTATACTTATATTATGTAGTAGTATAGTAATGTCAGGCTGACTGGGACTGCTACTAGCCCAGCTCCCCTTACCTGGATGTATTAATGTACTGGCTGGTATAGCTAGGGCACTCCTTTTAATCGAGCACAGTTCGGTTCTATGCCACTCGACAGCACCACTACTACCAGCAGACAACGTAGCAGCCCTCCTAATAGTTATGCATACGTTAAATATCAGGGAAACTACCGTCCTGAGAAACTAAAGGGCATAGGAGGGGCAAAAAGCATCGCGCGAAAAAACATATATCCGGCCTTCCTACGCGCCGAACATTTCAAATTCTGGTAGTATGATTGTCATTATTATAGTTATAAATAAGGGCGTTGCCTCCCCCTACATGTTGTGCCTCCCTATATGTTGTGTATAATGAGCTTGCGCTCCACTATGGGAAGTGTTATGAGCCCTGCTGTCATGAAGATTCAGCGTCCCGTGTCTCGGGATGAGTTTCTCCGTACTATGCTTACCTCGGAGCAGCGCACTCAACTTGAGAGGGTGCAGCAGGCTCTCGCATCCGACCCCACTTGCCTTGAGACTCCCAAGCAGGGAGATCGTGATGGACTTTAGTCTGGTGCATCCCGATAAGGTACGAACTTGGCTGGATCGGCAAGATTGCTTCAATTCTTTGCCTTCTGACACTGGTAGTATTGAATACAAAATACTGTTTAGTGGTAGCGCTAATGCTTACGTGATTGCCCGCTATCATGGGGGAAATCTAACGGGCTACGCGGAGAAAGAAGATGCGTAATGTGTACAAGGGCTTCCAGACGGGGAAGATGGCTGTCCCCAAGGTGCATGTGGCGAAGTTGAACAATGACTTCACTAAGATGCATGCCCCTACCCTTAAGAGGCCAGCTATCCGCATTGAGAAAGCTCAGGGGCCTAAGAAGGCACCGAAGGCCCCTGGCCGTCACCCCGGTTACTGAGATCAGTTATGTCAGCCCTGCCTGCCAACATCCCGTCAGCAGACCCCACCCGCGATCTCCTATCCCCTGAGGAGCAGAGCGAGGTCGGTGGGCAGGGCTGGCTCCTTCGTAAGATGACCCCCCGTCACCAACAGATCTGTGCCTTCATGGCGCAGGGGATGAAGAGAGGTCACATCGCCCAAGCCTGCGGCTGCACTCCCGAGTATGTCACCATGCTGGCCAAGCAGCCCCTCATCCAGCAGTACATCCGGGATATGTGCGCTACAGCGGGCATCCAGTTGGAGGGGCAGTTCTCCGCTGTGGTGGATGCTGTGGGGGAGACCTTGCAGCAGGGCAACTATAAAGAGAAGATGCAGGCTGCGAGACTCCACGGAGAACTCACGAAGCGCCTCGGTCCGGGATCTGGCGCGGAGCAGCAGGCCGAAGGCAGCGCGGAGCGCCTACTCCGACTCGCGGAGCGGTTGGTATCCCTCAACGCTTCACGGGCTCCCCAACACAACTCACAGAGTGAACAGTATGAAGATGCCGAGTTTCGAGTCGTGCAAGACGGTGATGAACGCCCCGGAGACGAATGTGGAGAACCAGCACAAGATGCTAGCTCAGGGCAAGACCATTCCTAATGGGAAGAATGGTAAGCCGATGCATGAGTACACCGGAGGCAAGGTCAATCCTCGGGTAAACAAGTCGAGCAAGCCCTGGTGACAGCCAACCTCCAATTGCCCAGCAAACAGGTATCAGATGTCTTGGTACCTGTTTTTCCTTTTCAGGATCAGATGGCCTTTGGGGAGTTGATTGTTGGTGCCATCGTTACAGTCACCGTGTATACCGGCACTGATCCCTCCCCCTCTGCCATCCTATCCGGCACCCCTCAGTGGTCCATCAACCAGGGACTAGCCGTCTCCCAGACAGTGATCAATGGGGTGAGCGGAGTTGTCTATCTCTTGGTATGCAGCGTCACCACCAGCCTTAGTAACACCTTCCTCAATCAAGCCTACCTAGCAGTGATCAATAATACGGATATGTACTAAGCATGACGGACTCGGTTGTCCTGTCCTCTAAGTACCAAGCAGAGATACATCAGTTTGTAGCGGACTTCACAGGGCAGCTCCAGCCAGGGGAATCGTTCGTTGCCGGCAATGTGTCTGTCTCCGTGTTCCTCGATACTGGCGTTGATCCCAACGCGTCCGCCATCCTAGTCACTCCCTTTACCCTGATAGGGAATGTAGTATCGCAAGGGCTACAACAGGGGGTACCCGGCTGTATCTATGTAGTGGTCATCCATGTGGTGACTAACCTCTCACGAGGCCTCACTCTCACCGCACGGCAAGCCGTGCTGCCAAACAATTACCCGGCCACTGGGGCCTTCATTCCCTACTACTTCACCAGTCAACCGTATCCATATCTCGACGCGGATACGCTACATTGGTCTGGGAGTGTTCAAAGTTGTCTAGTCAACCTAACTTTCAGAGATTATGACTTAGGAGATACAATACACTGGATCGGGAGTGTTCCTACAGCATTGGTGACTTCTGGGCTATATCCCTATGTATTGCCCGAGACTCTGCACTGGACTGGTTCTGTAGTTAGTAGTTCGGTCATGACGACCTTGATTCTATATACTTATCCCGAAACAACCCATTGGACTGGCGCAGTTGTATCCTCCACGGTAACTACCATATTGATTTCGTATAGTTATCCGGAGACCTTACATTGGACGGGCTCAGTACAATCTTGCGTAGTTACTTGAGGCACTTATGGCACTCGAACTTAATGTGAAGATGAGGCTGCGCGGGCACTTCCTGCTAGAGGCAATTAACGCCGATACCGGGGATGTGCGGCGCATTGCTGATTTTGACAACCTGATTGTTAATCAGGGTTTGAACTTTATCGCTACGGGGGGCCCGGCATCCTCCCCCAATAATGTTGTGTACTATGGATGTGTTGTGGGAACAGGTACAAATCCGCCCTCTGCTACAGACACTAGCCTCCAAACGTTCCTAGCAGGCACGGCTAACGTTACTACCTTTAGTAATAGTTATTCTGGGGCCTCTGCTTGGACAGTGACCTCCACCACCGTTTACCAGTTTGGGGTGGGCGCGGCTGCGGGGAATCTTACTGAAATTGGCATGGTAGCCCCTGCCGTGGGGCAAACTACCTCTACGACCCCTACTAGTAGTAGCCCTATTTTTTCCCGAGCACTAATTATGGTTGGGGGCTCCCCGGGCACCATCACCATTCTCAGTAATGAGATCCTACAAGTTACCTATACCATTACCACTTTCCTCATTCAGACACCTCTGACGGGATCATTCTCCCTTAATACTGATGGTACCATTACTACAGTCAACTATAGTTTGCTATCAGCGAATGCTACCAATCCCAGATGGCAATCGGGTAGTTCTTACGCCAAATTAAACTCCGCTATTACTAGTGGTGTTAATGATAATATTTATCCTTCTGGCTCTGCTCTTGGGCTTCCCAGTGGTACTCCCACAGGTACCGCCACAGGTATGACTGGATCTACCACGGTATCTTTAGCTACCTATACTGCGGGAACATTCTTTCAATCCTTTACGTATACCTTACCCATTGCAATTGTTACTGCCTCTAACTCGGTAGGAGCAATGACGGTATTAAATACTACTTCTGGCGGTAGTTTTTCATCCCCTCTGCAAATCTCTTTTAGCCCTGCCATAGGTAAAACCAACGCACAGACTATGCAAATTGTGATCAACGTTGGCTGGAGCAACTAAGTTATGATGCCGGGTAATGTGTTCTCCACCACAGTGGAGTATGCACCCTTCTTGCCTCCTAGGAATGTCCCTAATCCTATTGGAGTGGTAACGGATGTGGAGGAGGGAGGTGTTGGGCTGGAAGATCCCTCTCAGGGGATGCAAGTGCAAACCTGGACAGCAACCATTGATAATATAACCAATGGTAATATCTACCTATCTGCTCCCAATACTTCCCCCACTCTAGTTCTAACTGTTCCGGGGGTAACTCAATTATCCCTGACGTTCGATCAGAATATGCATCCCTTCTTCGCTTACACCCAGAATGGTGTAGCGAGATTCTATTGGTATGATCCCACCATTCCTGGATTCACCATCACCACCTTAGAGGCTGGAGCTATTACTCCTAGATGTTCTCTTGATGACAAGCGAGCCTTCGCCATCAATGGTGGGGGAACCGATATCCTACTATTTTATTTGGTGGGTAATACACTATTGATGCGGATGCAACGGGATAGGTATGGCATTATCTATACTATGGCTACTAATCTGCAAACTCGATTCTTAGGTAATCAAGTACTTCAGGTGGGGATGAATGCGGTGAATCGATTTCAGGTGGAGATGACTGGGGCTTTCTATGCCGTTGGTTGAGCTATCGGCCCAACTCATTGAGGGATTCTCTGGCGCGTTCCTCTCGCCACGTTATGACAACCCTATGCCCACTCCGCAGTTCCACCGGGAAGCTTGGGAACTGTATTCCTCGAATCATTCTTCCTGCATGGTCATCGCCCCCCGAGATCACGCCAAGTCCACTGGCCTCACCTTCGACTATATCCTCGCAGAGGTATTATTCCGCCGCTCCGACTACGTTATCTTGATTGGTAGTACGGAAGATAAGGCAGCGGAGCAGCTCTCCAACATCTCGGAAGAGTTGCACGAGAACAGGGATCTGCGGGAAGAGTTCGGTGTGCAGTCCTTCGAGACGGAACAGAAGACTGAGATCATCGTGGTGATGGATGACGGACATCGGTTCCGCATCCTGGCCCGAGGTGCGGAGCAGAAGATCCGTGGTGCGATGTGGAAGGGCAAGCGACCCAACCTCATCGTGTGTGATGACATGGAAGATGATGAGCAAGTAGAGTCTGCCAACAGGCGACTAAAGTTCCGCAGGTGGTTTTTCCGCGCCGCCAAACAGGCTCTGTCGAAGGGCGGACGCATCCGGGTACATGGGACTATCCTTCACGAGGACAGCCTCCTGAGCCGTCTCAGGAGGAATGGCGTATGGAAGCACCTCTTCTATAAGGCCCATGAGGGGTACGATGACTTCTCCAATATCCTCTGGCCGCAACGCTGGACGGAGGAGCAGCTCCGCCTGAAGCGGCGGGAATTTGAGGAGGATGGCGATGCAGCCGGTTATGCGCAGGAATTCCTGAATGACCCGCAGGATATGGCTGACTCCTATCTGCGACCCCAACAATTCATAGCCATGAATGAGGAAGACCATGAAGCAGAGAAACGCTTTTACATTGGATGTGACTTCGCAGTATCTAAAGCAGACAACGCAAATCGGACTTCCTTCACTTGCGCCGGTCGAGATCTCACGAACCTCCTACACTACGTGGACCAGCGGACGGGACGCTGGGATACCCTGGAGTGGATTACTGAACTCTTCAGGATGTCAATTCAATGGAATCCCGACTACGTATACGTGGAAGATGGTGTGATCTGGAAGTCGATGTGGCCCATCATCCGCAATGAGATGAATCCAGCCACTCGCTCCCCCCAGCTCCGGGAAGTATTTAAACGAAAGGAAGTGCTGATCAACTTCGTGACGGTCCCGTCCGTGAAGGACAAGGCTACGCGAGGTCGGTCCTTCCAGCGCCGGATGAAGGCCGGACTGTGCCGGTTTGACAAAGAGGCCGATTGGTACCAGGGCTATGAGATGGAGTTGCTGAAGTTCACCGGAGTGACCGAGGCGAAGCTCGATGACCAGTTCGATAGCTCGGCCATCATCTGCGTAGGGCTCGACCAGATGCCTGAGTTGGATGAAGATGACTTTGATGAGGAAGACCCCATTGAATTGGAGGAGATGGAGTACTACCGTTCATCCCCAATGAACCGCAGCCGCATTACAGGATACTGAAGATGTCAGTTCCGGACGTAGTCCCATTCACGATTGCTATGCTGATCGACCCGGAAGAAGAGCTTCCCCCAAGCGATGAGGACGCCCTGCGATACTTCGAGTCTGCGGCCCACATGCTCTACATCACCCTCATCCGGGTTACTCCCGATGATATGTATGCAGGGAAGGTAATCCCCGATGCCCTGTTCATTCGGATGACCACCTACCCGGATGGGGTAGCTTACAAGTTGGCTTGCTGGGCAGAGGCTGCCGGCATTCCAGTGATTGATGATCCGGAGTCCATCAAGGTCTGCACGGACAAGGCTGAGTTCACTCGCCGTATGCAGGCCCGGGGCACCTCAATGCCCCGCACTTGTATTCTCAGCAAGGATACAGAGGGAGGTGTACTTCATTCAGTAGTGAAGGAGTTTGGGCTTCCTCTCATCCTCAAAACCCCAGAGGGTTGTTTCAGTCGGGGTGTCTTCAAGGTGAGCAACCTTACCGAACTTGCCCTGAAGGCCCAGACACTACTGCAAGATCGGGAAGAAATCCTGGTGCAGGAGTTTGTGCCAACGGAGTTCGATTGGCGCATCGGTGTTCTGAATGGCCAAGCCCTGTGGGCCTGCAAATACTACATGGCTCCCGAACACTGGCAAATCTACGATCACAAGCATGGTGGTAAGTGTGGAAAGTTTGATACAGTCAAGTTCCGCGAAGTACCTCCCGAGATACTCAAGTTAGCCCTTGAAGCATGTAGTGCAATTGGTGATGGTCTGTATGGGGTAGACTTGAAGGAACGGGATGGGAAGTTCTACGTCATCGAGGTGAATGACAATCCGAACATCGATGGTGATGTGGAGGATTTGGTGATGGGGACAGAGATCTATGCTCGCATCCTGATGCACCTATTTGCCAAGGCACAGACTATGGGAGTAGAGAAACATGCCCGAGTTGGTTAAGTTTCCTCGACAGTGCTCCCTAGCTAATACTTCTGGCGATGTAATTGCAGAGCTAGAAGTTTTCAAACAGGATTTAGCCGAGGGACGATTTGGAGACATAACTCGGATGGTAATCGTTATGGAAGAGTCGGACGGACACCTCAGTCGCTATACCATTGGACCGGCAGGCACTTGTAAGATAACGACGGTTGGAATGCTTACTTGGGCCGCTCATAAATGTATGAATGGAGATTAGGTCGGCTGACCTAGAACATCCCCGGAGACAACGGCACGGTCGGACGGCGCGAAGCGTCGCGCGGCGGGGCCGCAGGGTCACCTCAGTCCCCCACTTGCGATGGCCCCACCTACATGTTGAATCTCAGTAAGCATATCAAGATCGACGCAGATACGATCAATTCACCGAACTTGTGTGACCGGTTTGACGATGGCGACCTCAAGGTCATCGGGGAAAAGGTATGGGACTTCTTCAAGACGGACCTCCAGTCGCGGGAGCCTTGGCTCCGTCGCACGGAAGCCGCGATGGATCTCGCTATGCAGGTCCAGAAGGATAAGACCTTCCCTTGGCCGGGATGCAGTAATGTCGCCTTCCCTCTCATCACCATCGCTGCTCTTCAGTTTCATTCCCGCGCCTATCCGGCCATCGTGCAGGCCCCCGACCTCGTCAATTGCCGCGTAGTTGGCCCCGATCCGGATGGCAGCAAGACCGAGCGTGCCTCTCGCGTAAGTACTCATATGTCCTGGCAGCTCCTTGAGCAGGATGAGTCGTGGGAAGAGGAAACGGACCGAGCTCTCCTGCATATCCCCATTGTGGGCTGTGCCTTCAAGAAGTCGTACTACTCTGCTGGCCTAGGTCGGAACGTGAGTGAGCTGGTCCTAGCCAAAGATCTGGTGATCAACTACTGGGCACGATCCGTAGAGGAATGTGGCGTCAAGACCCACATCATTCCCTTCAGCCGGAACAAACTCCATGAGCGCATGATGGAAGGCACCTTCCGCGATGCAACCAAGGAGCCGTGGTACACCGCCGATGCTCCGATGCGCAACCAGAACTCCTACGAGCAGGCAGTAGACAACCGCACGGGTATTCTTGAGCCCATGCCCGATGAGCGCACTCCCTTCACTGTCCTAGAGCAGCACGTCTCTCTGGACCTCGATGGAGACGGCTATGCTGAACCTTATATTGTTTCTATCGATCACGACTCTCATTACGTCTGGCGTATTGTCTGCCGTTTTGATCGCGAAGAAGATGTGGAGCGTAATGAGTCAGGTGACATTATCCGTATCCGGGCTAGTGAATATTTTACAAAGTATCACTTTATTCCTAGCCCTGACGGTGGTATCTACGATGTTGGTTTTGGTGTGCTGCTAGGGCCCCTCAATGAGTCTACCAATTCTGCTATCAATCAGCTTTTTGACGCTGGTACTATGGCTAACACGGCTGGTGGTTTCCTTGGACGGGGAGCCAAAATCCGGGGCGGTGTTTATAATTTCTCGCCTTTTGAGTGGAATCGTGTTGATAGCACTGGTGACGATCTTCGTAAGTCTATTTTCCCTATGCCTGTTCGGGAACCCAGCAATGTGATGTTTCAGCTCCTCACCCTCCTGATCAATTACACGGAGAAGGTGTCGGGGTCGGTGGACATCTCGACGGGCGGTAATCCGGGGCAGAACACGCCCGCAGAGACCAGTCAGTCCATGTTGGAGCAGGGCCAGAAGGTCTACGCAGCTATCTTCAAGCGCATTTGGCGCAGTATGAAGAATGAGTTCAAGAAGATCTATCAGCTCAATGCTCTGCACATGAGTCCGGACAAGACGTACTTTGCTGGCAGCACGGACTACATCTCCCGAGCAGATTACCTCGGCGACCCGTCCTCGGTCGTCCCGGCGGCGGACCCCAACATCATGTCGGACCGCGCACGGCTGGCGCAGGCCCAGACGCTTGCCCAGATAGCCAAGGGCAATCCCCTATACAACCAGGATGAAGTCAATATCCGGTTGCTCAAGGCCATCAAGATTCAGGACTACCAGAAGATCTACGTGGGCACCAAGGGTGCCCCGCCGCCGAAGCCTTCCGAGAAGGTACAGGTGGAAATGATCAAGCAGCAGATCGCCAACTCTAAGCTGGAGTGGCAACGCCTGCAATGGTTGTCCTCGCTGTACGAGCAGCGCCGTATGAATATGGCGAAGATCACCCTGCTCCAAGCGCAGGCAGATCAGGTACTCAAAGAATCAGACGGGGCACAGGCAGCCCAGAAGGTTGCCGAATTCGAGTCCCAGATGAAGGCTCTGGAGATGATGCACGGCATGTTGACGGACCAGATTCAAAACACGCAAGGCATGATGGGAGGAGAGGATGGACAAGGCGGAACGGGACCGGCTGCGGCTGAAGCTGCTGGAGGACAAGGATCTATGGCTGCAATGGGGGGAGCACCCGGTAACCAAGCTCCTCCGGGATTACCTGCACCAGGAGCGGGAGGCCCGTAAGGAGATGTGGGCCAATGGGGGCTTTGCTGCCCCCACGGTGGAAGAATTAGCCATCAGGCAGGCAGGAGCCCACGGCTACTGCGATGCACTACGAGAAGTACTAGACCTACAATTTGACCAACTAGTTGAGGCGAATAATGAGTAAGGCATGGTGGAACCCGGAGAATAAGAGTCGCTTGCATCCCGTAGGACGAGCCATTCTCGTCAAACCCTACAAGCCGGCTAAGAAAGATAGTTTGATCTATATCCCCGATGATGTTGAAACGAAGATGCAGACAGTGGATCAGCGAGCCATTGTCGTGGAGGTGGGCCCGGCAGCCTTTGCCGAGGAGATCGAAGCGGGCTATGGCCCTCGCTGCAAACCCGGTGATCATGTGATGATCGCGGCCTATGCAGGTTTCATGGCACGAGGCATCACGGATGACGTACAGTATCGCTACGTGAACGACCGCGACGTATTCGCGCAGATTGAGTCAGACGAGGAAACAACCAATGAGTGATATCGATGCCGGCGTTGAGTCGCCTGATGTGGAGTCGGAAGCTCGTGGCATGGGCTGGGTTCCCCAAGAAGAGTTCCAAGGAGACAAGTCTCGTTGGATCAGCGCAGAAGACTTCGTAGAACGTGGTAAGAACATTCTACCGATTGTTCAAGCTAACTCTAAGCGCTACAAAGAAGCTCTTGACAAGAGTCAAAAAGAAGTAGAAAGTCTTAAGAAATCGCTTGACGCGACTAATAAGGCTGTAACTGCTCTCAAGAAAGTATATGACGAGCAGACCGAGAGTAAGGTGAAAGATGCGGTGCAGCAATTGCGCCGTGAAATTAAGGCAGCGCGTGACCAAGGTGATGTTGATACTGAGATTGCCTTGGAAGACAAGTTGACTGACCTGCAACAGCAGGCCAAGGAAAGTAAGGCTGCCGCTCCCGAGAAAGACCTCCCTGATCCTGATGCTGGATTTGACCCGGAATTCATCCGCTGGCGGGATGCCGAGGAGAACTCTTGGTTCAAGAATCCTCAGACCGAGGAAGATCAGGACCGTATCGATGAACTTCTCGCTATCGGCAACAAGTTGCGGCGTCGGGGAGACACGTCTCCCGCCAAGGAATTCATGGCTAAGTGCATGAAGCTCTTGGAGGAAAAGGAGGGCGGTAAGGCTACGCCAACCAAGACGACTAGCAAGGTAGAGGGCGGTAACACGGGCGGTCGGGCTAACAGCAATAGTCGTCCTTTCGATCGGTTGAGTGCAGAGGCCAAGAAGATCTGCAACAACCAGTCCGATGACTTCGTAGGCCCAGGCAAGAAGTTCAAGACCAAGGCCGATTGGCAAGACTATTACGCTGAACTTGTGGGAGAGGAATGATGGCAACTGCTCAGGATAAGAAGACCAATCCAGCCAACGATAAGTTGGAACTGCCCAAGGGCTATAAGCCCATGACGGGCGGTCAGATGCGACTGGAAACCCCGGAACTGCCGGGCCACCACTTGCACTGGTTTCGCGGTACTCCCGGACGTCTAGCCCAAGCGCGTCAAGCTGGATATACGCACGTCCGAACCGATGAGCTGGATATCAACAACTTCGATCTGGCAGGCGACGCCCTCTCGCACGGCAGCACAGACCTTGGTAGCAACATCAGTGTAGTGAGTGGTGAGGGTGCGGATGAGTCGGGCCAGACCCCCCGCATGTACCTGATGAAATGCCCTGATTACATTTGGGACTACAAGAATGGCTTGGTCGAGAAACAGAACGCAGATACAGCAGACGCCCTCAATGGGGGTACGGTAGGTAAGGGTGGGGCTGGCGAGACAGGTAATGATGTAGGCAAGCGTTACACCGGCACGAGCAACTCCCTTTTCAAACCCAAATAACCCCTTGTTTTGAGGAATCCTTATGGCTAATGCAAATCGGCCTAGTGGTCTTTCCCCCGTTAATGACCGCGTTTCGGCGGCATACAACGGGCAGGCCAATATCTATTGGATTCCGGCTGCTGATACGAATGCGTATGCGGTCGGTGATCCGGTGGGCTCCATCCAGAATGCAGACACCAATGGTGTCCCCGGCATCACCCTCGCATCCGCAGGTACGGGTAATCCCATCCGCGGCGTGATTGTGGGCCTCGGTACGGCGAACACGGGCGGCTTCCAGCTCAATCCGGAAGGCGGCCTGTTCAACGTCAACAACCTGAATCAGATCATCCGTCCGTCCGGTGCTCAGGCGACGGATTACTACGTGATGGTGGTCGATGACCCGAACGTGGTCTTCGAGGTTCAGGAAGTGGGTACGGGTACGGCTTTTACCGCTACCACTTCGGTGGGCCTCAATGCCAATCTCGTCGCTGGTGCAAACAACGGCTACTACAGCGGTTGGCAGCTCAGCAATGTGGGTGCAGCGGTCACGGCCACCCTTCAGGTGCGTATCCTCGGCCTTGCACGACGCCAAGACAACGCCTACGGGCCGTTTGCCAAGTGGCTCGTCAAGATCAACAACCACGAACTGTCTGCCGGTACGGCTGGCGTCTAAGGAGCTAACATATGGCAGGCGTAATCAATACTGGTACCCATCCCAAACTCCTTTGGCCGGGCATCCATGCGACGTGGGGTCAGCTCTACGAGGCGCACGAGAAGGAGTACACCGAACTCTACGAGATCGACTCTTCGGAGAAGGCGTACGAACAGGACGTCCAGATCACTGGCTTCGGGCTTGCCCCGGTCAAGGGTCAGGGCGCTCCGGTTTCCTACGACAGCGAAACGCAGGGCTTCGTCTCGACGTATGTGCACACCGCGTATGCGCTGGGCTACATCGTCACTCACGAAGAGCTGCGGGACAACTTGTATAAGGAAGTGGCTACCCGTCGTGCGAAGGCCAACGCCTTCTCGATCAACCAGACGGTTGAGACGGTTTCCGCTTTCCTCTACAACAACGCCTTCAGTGGCACCTTCTTCACCATGCCGGATGGTCAGCCGCTTATCTCGGCCAGCCATGTCCAGGTGACGGGCGGTACCTTCTCCAATGCGTTGACTCCCGCTGCCGACTTGTCGGAAGCAGCCCTCGAAGATATCTCGATCCAGATCATGCAGATGACGATGGATCGTGGTCTGAAGATCGCTGCGATGGGCCAGTCCCTCCACATTGCTCCCAACGAGCACTTCAATGCGAACCGCATCATGAAGTCGGTGTTGCAGTCGGATACGGCTAACAACAACATCAACGTCCTGAAGGCGACCAACGCATTCCCGAAGGGCATCAAGCTCAATCACTACTTCACCCAGCCGTCCGCTTGGTTTGTTCGCACGAATATCCCCAACGGCATGACGTTCTTCTGGCGTGAGAAGCCGCAGTTCGAGCAGGACAACGACTTCGACACCAAGAATGCGAAGGCGGCTACGTACATGCGCTTCTCGCTGGGTTGTACTGATCCGCGTGGGATCTACGGGTCCAACGGCCCGTGACCTAGTGGGATTTAAACGGAGTAGTAGGATGCCAAGCAAAACTCTGAAGCAGCACAGATTGATGGAGATGCTGGCACACAATCCGGGGAAGGCCAAAATGAAAGGTGGCCCTACCCGGAAGGTGGCAAAGGAATTTGTCGCAGCAGATAAAAAGTCGGGCAAGTTCCGCAAAAAGAAGTAAACTCCACTAGAACGTCCTCCCCTCAAAAGGAGGACGCCTTTTATCGGCGTTCATCGGAGAACAACATGGCTGCACCTACCCGCCTCACTTCCGGCTTCACTCAGGCTGCCAAGTGGCAACCGCTGGGTGATATCGGTATCCCAGACCCCTTTTTCTACGCTTACTTCGAAGACGATTTCCTCCCCTACAACGCGGCGATCTACACGGTTACCTCGGCGGGCGGTGGTACGGTCGCCGCCACGGCTGCCAAGGGCAGCGGCGGCAGGGTCTTGATGTCCACGGGCGCAGCCGCGAATAGTTTCGAGGAACTTCAGCTCCCCGTAGCCTCTTTCCAGTACACCGCGCAAAAGAAGCTTGCCTTCCTTACCCGTCTCCAAGTGGACAACATCACCAACGATGTGTTCATTGCGGGTCTCATCAATACCACCGCGACCCCATTCACGGCCGTTGCGGATGGCATCTACTTCACCAAAGCAGCCGCCAGCACCAACATCGTGGTGAACGTGGTGACAGGCAGCGTGGTGATTGGTACTGCCACTATTACCGGTGCCTTGACGGTCAATACGGACATCGACTTGGGCTTCATGGTAGACCGTCTGGGTAACGTGAAGATCAGCTACGGCTTTAGTCTGGAGGGCGTACGTCGTCAGAACTTTGCCACGCTCGTACCGGATTTGGCTATCTCCGCTTCGGCCCTCACGGGCACTATCACTGCGGCTCTACTCAATCCCACGGTGGCCATCGGTAACGGCGCAACTGCGTCTCCGATCACTGGTGTAGTGGACTTCCTCTTTGCAGCGCAGGAACGCTAGGAGTATGTATGGCCGCTCCGACTCGTTTCACTGCTGGGCTTACGCAAGCTGCTAAATGGCAGCCGCTTGGGGATATTGGTATCCCCGACCCATTCTTCTATGCATGGGAAGGGGATGACTTCCTCCCGTACAACCCTTCGCTATATACCGTCACGGTGAATGGCGCTGGTGGGTCTATTGCCGCTACGCCCGGGTCTGGAGGTCGTCTCCTATTCACTACAGGAGGCACTCCGGGCAATAGCGTGTCTATGCAGAACACTATTGCCAGCTACCAGTACACTCCCGGTAAGAAGTTGGGATTCCTCTCTCGTATCCAGTTGTCAGACAACACCAACCCATATGGTGTCCTTGGACTGATCCAGACTACGACCACTCCCAACACCGTGGTCAATGGTTGGTACTTCAGCAAGGCCCCGGGCGGCACGGTCATCCTGTTCACCATCGTCAATGCTTCGGTAGTCGTTGGCACGGTGACGGTGGGTAATGTTGCCCCAGCTAACTTCGATGTGGACCTTGGCTTCGTGGTGGATCGTCTGGGTAACACCAACATCTTTGTGGGACACAACATCGAGGGAGCATTGCGGGAGGACTTTGTAACCATTGGCCCGACTGCTAAGATTCCAGCTAGCAGCTTGACCGGAGCCCTTCCCACCACCCTACTCAATCCCACCCTGTCCCTGACTACTATCTCGGGCGTTCAGACAGGTATTGGGGACTTCCTCTATGCGGCTCAGGAGCGGTAACTATGGCCTTCGCCTTTAATACCCAAGTGATGCGAGATGGGTATCGAAACTTCGTTATCCGCCTTACGGGAACTTGCGTTGCTGGTGATGCGGACCTAGCCCCAGCGGTGCTCATCGACGTAACCACTCTGAATCCTCCCTGCTCCCTGCTTCGAGTAGATAGGGTTAAGTACTCGCTCCCTAATGGCAGCCCCTTGGACATTCAGCTCTGGTGGCAAGCTACTTCTAACGTACTTTTCGAGGGTATGTCAGGCGGCGATGACATGGACGTCTGGAATTTCGGTGGCCTCTTTCCACCTAATGTAGCGGGCCTTACCGGCAATATCATGTGGGGGACTAGTGGTGCAACTAGTGCGGAACCAACGGCAAACACAGTCCTCACTTTTGCAGTCATCGTGGAGTGTGTAAAGCTTCAGCCTAAGTATCCGAAGTAAGGGGCGGGAATGGCCACCAGTGTTTCCAATACCGCCTATGGCATTATCAATGATGCCTACCATGATGCCGGCCTGTTGCAGCTAGGCGACAACGCGAATAGTCAGCAGTTGGCCGACAGCATGCGTACCTTGAATGACATGATCAACCTCTGGCAGACCCAGGGGTTGAAGTTGTTCCTGCAAGAGGAGATCAATGTACCTCTTACAGTCGGCCAAACGCTCTACGGCCTTGGCCCGGCAGGACCGGCCGTGGTCATGGCGAAGCCTACACGCGTCCTGCAAGGCTTCATCGTAGGCCCCGGTAATGTCCGTCGTCCCCTCGTGATGATCAGTCGTGATGAATGGGAGCGCCTATCCCAGATCGTTGGGAACAACGGCACCATCAATTCCTTCATGGTGGACAAGCAGACAGCTGTCCTCAATCTCAATCTGTGGCCAGCCCCAGACGCTACGGAAGTGCTCAACACCGCAACCTTTCTGATGCAGATTCAGGCCCCGAACCCGGTAGCCCTGACGGACTCTATGGGGTTCCCGCAAGAGTGGCGTATGGCGCTCCGTTGGGGGCTTGCAGATGAGTTGGCCACAGGGCAGCCCCAAGTCATCATGGACCGCTGTTTCAAGAAAGCCACCATGTACCGCGAGGCGCTGGAAGATTGGGATGTCGAGGATGCTCCAACCTTCCTCAATGTGGATAGTCGCTTCTATCAGAGCTATGGCAGGTTCCGCTAATGCCCCAGCAGAACACCGTCGCCATCCCCCAACGGCTACCCCTGATTGTGGGACCGGAGAATCGTGACAACTCCACAGCGAAGGATTCCCGCCTGATCAACTGCTTCATGGAGCGGGACGAGGCGGGGGAGATCAACTTGTACCGCCGCCCGGGGATGCTGCTTTGGATCAATCCCGGCAGCATGAGTCAGGCTGGACAAGGCGTCTACTACTGGAATGGTCAGGTCTATTCCATCTTCAATGGCATTCTGTATAAGAACGGGACGCAGATTGCCACTGGCCTAGACAATGCAGGTGGGGTGTATTCCTTCAGCTCCAACATGGGAGCTAACCCGGACCTCGTCTTTCAGAATGGGAATCAGGGCTATGCTTGGAATGATACTTTGGGTTTGGCTGGCCCCCTGCATACCCTTTCCCCCAGCTATCCCCAATTCACCGTCAAGGGTCTGTCCTACCTCGACGGAACCATGTATGTGTGTCAGCACTTCTTCGGCACCTCCATCACCCCTGCCGTCATCTGGGGATCAAAGATCAATGATGTGCGCTCAGCTGGTGCGTGGGACCCACTGAACTTCATCACAGCGCAGATCACTCCCGACTCTGGTGTATACCTCGCCAAACAGTTGGTTTATGTCATCTGCATGAAGGAGTGGAGTACCGAGGTATTCTTTGATGCAGGCAATGCGACCGGCTCTCCTTTGCAGAATGCGACCAACGCCAAGCTCAACTATGGTTGCGCCAGCGCCGACTCGGTGCAGTCCATCAATGAAGTCCTCCTGTGGATCTCGACCAACCGGTCGGCCTCCAATCAGATTGTCCTATTCGACAAGCTCCAGATGAAGGTGGTCAGCACGAAGGCTATCGACCGCCTGCTGAATCAGATTGATTTGACCACGGTGTACAGCTGGCAGATCAAGCTCAATGGACATTCCTTCTATGTCCTAACCATCAAGAATGCCAACCTCACCCTGGCCTACGATCTCGACCAAGAGATGTGGAGTCAATGGACAGACGCCAATGGGAACTACGTGCCCATCGTAGCCTCCACTCGTGATGGGGCCGGTAACCACATCCTCCAGCATGAGACAAATGGCAACTTGTACTACGGCAGCAGCCTGTACACCACGGACAACAGTGCCCTGATCCCCATCACCATCATCACCCCAGAGTTTGATGCCAATACTCGCCGCAGGAAGCAGCTAGGGGCAATGTTCTTTGTGGGCGATCAAGTCTCGGGAAGCTCACTGAATGTCTATGTGAGTGACGACAACTACCAGACATGGAGCCAACCCCGTACTGTGGATCTCGGGCAGAAACTCCCGACACTTCCCCAGTGCGGCACCTTCCACAAACGTGCCTTCAAGTTCACCAAGAACGATAGCGCGGCTTGGCGTCTGAGTGCCGTTGAATTGCAGTATGACATTGGGACGCTCTGATGGCCAATGTCGCCTCGACCAATGTGCCTCCGGTCCCCAATGAGCACAACATCCTCAGTGTGCCCGACTCAAAAGTAGACAAGACTAATTACACCGTCACGATGAGTCGGATTAACAATGTGTGGACCAAATGGTTCATGGATCTTCGGACGAAGGTCAATACCATCAATGCGGCCAGCATTAGCCTTGCCAACATCACGACTCCCGGCACCGTGGTGTCCAATGGAGGAGGCAACTTCGCCACGGAAGCTCTCCCGACTGGGACCTACGGAGATACTACCCATGTGCCGCAAGTCACCGTGGGAGCCAATGGCTACATAACTAATATTACGAACGTTGCACTACCCGCCAGTGGAACGGTTACCTCTGTGGGGTTGGCAGCGCCTACCCAATTTACGGTATCGGGGTCCCCAGTCACCACTAGCGGTACGCTGACTCTTGCCTGGAATACTCAGACGGCCAACACAGTCCTCGCGGGGCCTACCACCGGAGCCGCTGCCGCCCCCACCTTTAGGGCGCTCGTTCCGGCAGACTTACCTCCATTCACATCGTCATTCAAGAATAAGCTGATCAACGGTAACTTCGACTTTTGGCAGCGTGGCATTACATCTGCGGCGGCTGCGGTAACGCGTTATCTCGCAGACCGATGGAAGGTTGAATGTGCGGCAACGACCGCAGCTATATCACAACAGGCTTTTGCACTCGGACAGACAGCAGTCCCAGGTGAGCCTTCATTTTTTCATCGGACAGTAGTGGCGTCAGTAGCCGGCGCAAGTAATTTTTGTATATTCGATCAATCTATTGAAAGCGTGCGTACATTCGCAGGCCAAACCGCTACGCTTTCGTTTTACGCAAAGGCTGACGCCACAAAGAACATGGCAGTGGAGTTTAGCCAAGTTTTCGGCTCCGGCGGTTCACCTTCCGCACAGATTACTGGCATCGGTGTAACAACTATTGCGCTGACATCCGCGTGGCAGAAGTTTACTGTTACCGTTGCTATCCCAAGTATTGCCGGTAAAACTGTCGGCACTAATGGCGATGATAGGCTGATAGTTGCGTTTTGGTACGACGCAGGAACATCGTTCAATGCGCGCACCAATTCACTTGGCCAGCAATCCGGAACATTCGATATTGCCCAGTTGCAGATGGAACCTGGGATGGTCGCCACGCCGTTCGAGGTTCGGCCTCTTCAGGTCGAATTGGTGATGTGCCAGCGGTATTACCGGGAATTCAACACAGGCGTAGGTTGGGCACAAACCACCGGCTTGTTTGTTACGTCATTCGTCTGGAATATGCGCGGAGTGCCTGCTGTGAGCCTAACGGCACCACTCACGGTGACCACCACAGCGGCGGATACAACACAGTCAAGTGCGTCTGTGATTCTCAATGCCGCGACACCACTAGG